CGAGATGATCGCAGATGCCGTTGAGTTTGTGGCATACATACCTATCCGTCGTGGTGAGCTAACGCGCATCACATCTGATTTGTTTTCAGGTGATCTGGCACATGTGACTTTACCGAATCCCAAAGGCAATGCTATTCGTCGCAGGTCAGGCAAGCGTTCACTCACCAGACGTTCAGATGCCTCAGTAAGCTACCGCAGACTACCCGTACCTGCACAGATTAAAGGTATGCTGCGACGACGCATCGAATCTAAAGCTAGTGGTGAGAACCTATTCACTGATAAGAAGAACACCTTGAGTTCAGCCTTTCAGAAGGCGAAGCGAAACACCAAGTTTGATAAACCAGGCTTGGCTTGGCATTGTCTAAGGCATACAGCAGCAAGCAGAATGCTCGGAGCAGGCGTGAACATAGCGGTCATTGCAAAGATACTAGGTCATTCCGATCCAATGACTACACTTCGCATGTACTCGCATGCGTACGATTCAGACGTAGCTGATGCGATGAATCTACTTTGACGTAAGCTTCAACCATCTGAGTGGCTTGAGCCTTATACGGCTCAAGCCAAACCGTAGCCATGGAATTGGTCCAAGCTTACGAATCCGAATCGTAAAACGACTGTTATGTTTTTCCAACTCTTCACCAAAAGCTTGTGCATCAGCGTCAGTTGTAAACAGTCTCTCAAAAAAGACATCGCGAGAATTCTTCTCAATCATTTGCAAACGATACATCAGAGATCACCTTTCAAAATCGAATGATGTACATGGTATGTGTGTGTCATCTACTCTGTTCAGTTAGATTCTATGAAACTGAAAATGTAGATTCCACCACTCTTTTAGAATTTATTTTGTCGGAGACTGTGACACGTTTGGTCACTGACAAATAGAAAAACAAAAAAAACACAGGCAAACCGAAGTCTGCCTGTGCCAGTTTCAATTTTAGGAGTATCAATTCTCAAAATTGATTCGTTGATCTGCCTGCGCAGACCGGTGTGCTTTATATATATGAATCGATTAGATGAATCAGCTTATCATCTAAGCTGGACCGCCTTAATGGGCGGCCAGCAAATGAGCGGGCATTTCTATGCGCTTCTCATTGTACTGCTATTGTGCTTATTGAGACTGGCTCTGTCAAGGGCTAGTCTTCGATCTGACTTGTTACCTGACTGTTATACCAGGCATCTTCAGCACCTCGTACAAACGCTGCTACTTTTTTCACACCGTTCTTTCGGAACTCCAGTGAGTTCAGCACGTCGATAGATTCGACTGAGTTTGCTTCCATCTTTACGGAGATCGCAAGCAGGCTTTCAGCTTGCAGTTTCATCCGGTCTGAGATCTCTCGCAACATAATTGCGGAGTACGGCTCTGTTTGATTAGCGGCCAAAAGGTTGTCCCTTACTTTCTGGTCGTGCGTAGCGTTAGTGTTCACTTTGTTACGCAGCTTTGGTCGTGCGTAGCGTGATTGCTACAAGTGTGGTCGTGTGTAATAAAAAATATTACAACCTTGTGATCATTTTTACAATGCATGTGTGCATTAAATGATTACATAAACATATATATCTAGCCTTATATGTCAACACCTACTTTGAAAATAATATATGTGTATTAGGAACGTCATATAAACTTGCTTGACATATTGGATGAACTCATTACATTAATACGTTCACAGCATGTACATACCACGTACATACTACGAGCGCACAGATGAATAAAAATTTACCAACTTATAAACTTGTTTTTGTGGCCGACGATATGCACTACCAGATCGTCACGCGAATTGGTGTAAAGCTACCTGTGCGATTTATTACTAAAAGACAAGCAGTCGAATGGATCGACTCGCAGCTGAGTGATACGCATGGATGGTTTAAACAAAGCACTGACGACGCTTGATCAATTAGAAATCGATCAGGTCGAAACAGCAAAAGCTCGTGCTCTTATCACGGGCTATCATCATCGTTACCAAAACGATGAGTGGTCTTGCCTTGATGCAGAAGTGCCGGTCATCTTTGAGATCCCTTATACGGATCTCACTTACGTTGGCATGATCGATACCCTCGTCTCCGGTTACGGCAAGCAACGGGTGATGATCGAACACAAGACCATCGGTCGTGATCTCAAACCATACGATGCATTCACTGGCAGACTACCCTTTGAATCACAGATCAGTAGATACCATCTAGCTTCTCTATTAAAAGATGAGCCAATCGATCAGACGATCTACGATGTTATCCGCAAGATAACTATCAAGCCATCTCGCATCGCCAAGGGTAAAGAGAATTCCATTGGTACCCTTTGGGAGATAGAGAACCACGGTACGTACTATGGCTTTGATGTGCCAGATCTACCTGAAGATCTGGAGCGAGAGACTGCCAAGCTCTTTGAGTTTCGCTGCACACATGATGTGCTTGAGCGACCTGAAAAATACTACCATCGCTTCGGGCACATCACACGTTCGTCGCATGAGCTACGAGATACGCTCGTGCAGCTCATCGACATCGCAAAGGACATTGAGTCCTGTAAAACCAAAAGTCGCTGGTATCAGAACACAGAGGCTTGTGAGCGATTCGGTAGCCCGTGCGAATTCCTTAACCTGTGCCGGAACACGGAGTCAATCGATGACGAAGTCTGGGGTTCACGCACAGGTGGTAGCGTGTCAGGGCAAGACCGGCTGAGCCATTCAGGTATCGGCTGCTTCCTCACATGCAGACGCAAATACTTTTACAGATACGTTCAACGGATTGAACGGCGTGTTGAGAAATCAAACGCATTAATTTTTGGATCAGCTATACACCAAAGCTTGGAAGCTTGGTGGATGGCAAAGCGCAAGGATAAGAAAGATGACGGTAACCAAAAAGATACCGGCCAGTAAAGGTGCTGGATTTCTTAACAAGATAAAGACAACAGGCAGTGGTCTTAAGCCACGCATCTGTGTGGCTGGAGTTGAAGGGATTGGTAAGAGTTCCTTCCCCGTCTGGGCAAAGAATCCGATCTTCTTAATGAGCCAAGGTGAGACAGGCATCGAGACTCTGATCGATGCTGATCAGATCCCTGCTGTATCAAACATTGAGATCACCACTTGGTCTGATCTTGTGAACACACTTGATGAACTGATTGGTAGTGAGCACGACTTTGAAACAGTCGTGCTCGACACGATCAATGGCTTTGAACGACTGCTCTATGACCACATCTGCAACACGCAGTATGGCGGTGACTGGGGACCGCGAGGGTTTGCTAACTTCCAACAGGGCTACATCACTAGCAGTGTTGAGTTTGAAAAGATGCTCGGCCAGCTGGAGAGACTACGCAACGAAAAGAACATGATGGTGTTTCTGCTTTCACATATCCAGGTGAAAGTGTTTCGCAACCCAGCTGGTGCAGACTACGACCGGTTCAGTGCAGACATGCACAAAAACCAATGGGGTTTGCTACACCGCTGGTGTGACATCGTAATGTTCTTCGACTTTGTAACCGTCGTGGATGAGGACGGCTCACGCAACAAGGGTAAAGGTGGAACGAAACGCATTGCCTATACGCAACGACGAGCTGCTTGGGATGCGAAGAACAGACACGGTTTACCTGAGAGCTTCTCGCTTGGTGCTACCGCTGAAGAGGGTTGGAATAACTTTGTTGATGCTATGAAAAAAGGAAACTGAAATGAAATTTGAAACCGGAAGATACCTATGTGAAGTAACTGGCAACACACTAACCAAGAGTAAGAGCGGTACGACTCAGGTCGCTATCGGATTCTCTCCGGTACATCGGGAGCTACCTGATGGACGGACAGAGGAATTTGAAAGTGTGATTACTCTGCGTACGTGGTTGCCTGTCACACATAAGGCAGCGTCATGGACTGCTGATCAGCTGAAGCAGCTTGGCTTTGAAGGTGAGCTGTCGCAACTTGACGAAGCCTCGCCATCATTCGTAGACCTCAGTGGTAAGCAGGCTATCTTTACCTGCCGCAATCGTGAGGGCAGCGACTATCAGGATTGGAAGATCTTCACACCAAAGGAAACTACTAAGACTGTAAAGATCGACAGTGTCGAACTGGCACAGATCGATGCAGAGTTTGGTGAATACTTTGGTACGGCCACAGCAGCAGCATCGGCTGCGCCTGTCGCTGAGACTTCCGCTGACCAACCATTTTAAAAAAGAGGGGTGGGGGCTGGAGCTTTGTCCCAAGCGTTCAGGTCGCAATCCGCAGCGCGATCTGCTGGCCCTCACCTCATTTTAAAACATATGACAATGAGTACTGATACCGCTAAGCAGATTCTCAAATACTTCAATGGAAGAAGTGATATCATTGCTGCGCAGCCCAAGGGTTCCACCTTCAGGCCTGTGCATAAACCAATGACTGAAGAGATGCTGCTTGCCGAACACGTTGAAGGAACGACGTGCTTCGGCTTCTATTTAATGCGACCTGATTCAACAGTCTTATGCAGCTGCATAGACTTTGATAACCATCCCGATCAACCTGATCCGGCATGGAGGGACAAGGCAGAGAAACTCTATTACTTCTTAGAGGAACAGGAGTTTGATCCCTGCCTTGAGATCAGTGCTTCAGGTTATGGTGCTCACGTCTGGCTCTTCTTCTCAGAGCCTGTGCCTGCTTTTCTAATCAGGCGATTTTGGGCGGCGATTGATGGTGTACTAAAGATCGATTTCCGAGAAGTGTATCCCCGTCAGGATACGCTTAAGGGCAAGGGACTTGGAAATCTGGTGCGGTATCCTTATTGGAATCGCTCTAGGTTTGTCGATCCTGATAGTGACTGGTGCGATATCGAGTTTGCTAACTGCACGACTGTTAGCAAACAAGAGATCGAACAGTTCTGTCATAAGCTTGGTACATCAACAGCTCCACCAGAACCTGCTGGCGGTTTGAGTGGTCGGATGAAGCAGCTGCTTGCAGTTGAAAACTCCGACCTCTCTCTCCGGTGGCGGGGAATACCCAGGGAAACTAGTAAAGATAACTCTCGGTCGAGTATCGTATTTCAGATTGCATGCGAAGCTGTTTACCAACGCATACCAACTGAAGATATCTTTGATGCACTGCGGCATTGGTGTGATGAGGAAGGCTATAAGAAGAGCGACGAGTGGATCAAGCTCACCATTGATAATGCTTACAAGTCAGTTGCTAAACGGACGAGCGAAGTAAAGGGTGAGACACTAGCCATTGGCTGTGTCAGGCAGTTCTTTAAACGGCGATCAGGTCAGCAGTATATTCGTACCGGCATTGAACCTCTCGACCGAGCCATTGATGGCCTCGGTCGGGGAGAGATGGGGATCTTCGGTGCAAGACCAGGCGGTGGTAAGAGTGCATTCGCATTGCAGTATGGCCTGCACAATGCAGAGCAGGGGATACCTGTGCTCATGCTCAACGCTGAGATGTCTGAGTTTGAGATAGGTCGTCGCCTTGTCATGCGATATGTCGGTGGTGAGGAAGCCACATGGGACGAGGACGCGGTCCTTCCTTTAATCGAATCAAAGCTACGCAATACAAAGTTCTTTTATCAGGGTGTTGCCAGCATTGCAGATGTTGAGCAGTCGATACGACTCTACTCTAACTCGCACAAGATTCAGCTTGTGATTATCGACTACCTCCAGTTGCTACGCAGTGACAAAGTCACCGGTCGTTATGAGGTGGTGACCGAGATCTCGCAAAGGATCAAACACATTGCACGTAAGTATGACGTAGCTGTGCTTGCACTGTGTCAGGTATCGCGAGAGGTCGAACGCATGGAAGAGATCGACTTTAAGAGTGACATGCTGCGGGAGTCGGGACAACTTGAGAACGATGCAGACATGATCATGTTCGGCCACTGGTATGGCAGGGGCAAAGCTGCTGGGACAGAACCAAAATATCTGGTGCAGATTACGAAGCGTCGTAACGGACCAATCCGAAGGGACAAAGTGTTTTTGAAATTTGATGCGGAGACACAGACGTTTGGATATTAGCAATGGTTGCTCGCTGGGATGCACGGAAGTATCACATCAACCCAAAGACTGGTAACCCCATCTTTGTTGACATCGACCAGTGTCCGGAGAATGAACACTGGGCACTGACGTTATGCACAACTGACCGGCTAGCCAGCCAGATTGTTGATGCACGTATCGAACGTGTAACTAAAGAGATCAAGCACAGCTGGACGGATGAAGAAATCCAGCGGCGGTTACTCGGCCATGTGACCCCACCGTTCGTTGTGCCATTCGTAAAAGATAATGTGGAGGAGTATGCAGATGACGAATAGTAAATCGAAAGGGAAGCGTGGTGAATTGCAGGCAGCCAAGGCACTCTCAAAGGTGCTTGGCTGCGAGGCTCGCAGAAGCCAGCAGTACTGTGGTGAGTCGGGCGATGCAGATCTGATTACCAGCATCAACGGTTTGCATTTTGAAATTAAGAGAGTCGAGAAAGGCAACCCGTACTCTTGGCTGGATCAGGCAGACTCTGATGCGCGGGCGACAGAAACACCTGTGGTTCTTCACCGGCGTAACCATCGTAAGTGGATTGCGGTTATTTATCTGGAGGATCTGCCGGATCTCGTGAAGCGTATCACAGCATTCAATAAGGGAACAAAGCATGCACACAAATACAACAACGAAGATTGATGAATCAAACCCGCATTACTACACAGATACCAAGCACGAGCTAAGGGATATCCAGCGTGAGTTTGTAAAGGATGATGCGTTCGTAGGTTACTGCGTGTGCAACATGCTCAAGTATCTCAAGCGTCTTGGAAAAAAGAGTCTTGCAATCGAAACACAGATATCAGACCTGAAGAAGATACAGAACTACGCTCAGTTCGCAATCGAAGTCATGGAAGAATACGAAGTATGAATACCTTTGGGAGTTTGTTTGCCGGTATCGGTGGAATCGACCTCGGCCTTGAGCGTGCTGGTTGGCAATGCAAATGGCAGGTGGAGATCGATCCGTATGCACAGTATGTACTGAACAAACACTGGCCTGATATCCCAACGCTGCCTGATGTAAAAGATTTTCCACCGGATGAAGGACAATGGGACGTTGACTTAATCGCTGCGGGATTCCCCTGCCAAGATATTAGTGTCGCTGGGGGATCACACCAAAAAGGATTGGATGGTGATCGCAGTGGACTCTACGCAGAAGTCATTCGCATATGCAACCTATTACGACCACGATGGCTGGTCTTGGAAAACGTCTCAGCTCTGCTTACCAGGGGTCTTGGGAGAATCTATACCGACTTGGCCCAGATCGGTTTGCCTGAAGGTCCACCGCACTTCACCTACATGGAGCATCACTGCATACCCGCTAACAGTGTTGGCGCACCGCACCAACGGGACAGAATCTTTATCATTGCCAACGCCAACAGCGAGAGATTACAAAGACACGGGGAGCTGGGACATCCTCGCCAAATATGCACACAAGAGACGCTTGGCCTGTGTCGTAGCGAAGCAGGACAAAGTCAATGGGGGACTCAATCCAACGTGGATCGAATGGGTCATGGGTTTCCCAACCGAGTGGACCGCATAAAAGCTTTGGGCAATTCCGTCGTGCCACAGGTAGCCGAGTATCTGGGCAGATCGATCATGGAGTATGACCATGCAGATTGACTGGATCATTGATGGCTCAACGCTGAGCATTCGATATAACTTCTCAACCGAGAATCTGTATCTCAATGGCGAAATGAATTCGGCAAACGATATCCATATCTATCTGGATCGCAAGGATGCAAGACGTTTGCGTGATGAGATCAATGCTCACATGTATGCTACGCACTTCTTTACCTTCGGAGAGTTCTGCGAGTTTAATAGACCTGAGGTAGAGATATTGGAATGCCCATTTTGCAGCAGTAAAGATCAGCCGTTGGTGGACGATGGCTTTGAAGACGATGAATATACCGTTACCTGTCACAGTTGTCTGGCAACAGGACCACCAGCTAGTAACCGTGGCGATGCAGTGCTTCTATGGAATGAAAGACAATGAACGATTCACATCAGGCATTCTTAAAAAGTTTGAAAGACAGTGAACAACATGTGTGGAAGGTGGCACGCTGGTTGTATTCAACCGGCCTGCCTGTGCAGGTTAAGCAGGCAGGTAAAGCACCGACCGCTGACATGTGGAAATACTTTGTCGATACAGGCGACCTGGAGATTTCGCTGAGAGTCGAGGTTAAGAAACGTAACCTCGACTTCACTACTCGTGATGACTATCCCTATGCGGATGTCTACGTAACAGCAATGAGTGCGTATGATCAGACCTACCCTAAGCCATATGTGTATGTGATTCTTAACAAGCCGGAGACACACGCCGCTCTGGTTTACACAGACACGTATCATACGTGGACGGTAGCTGAGACATTTGATACACGGTTAAACAGACGAGCACCGAGTCAGTGCTATACGTGTCCCAAGGAAGAGGTAATCTTTGTAGAACTTAACGAGCATTCGTCAGTTAAGTTTCATTCTCCGTTAGCCATTTTAAAATCAGCCTAAACTCTTCGATGTTTCCATCAGCCTTGAGCCGGTTAGCGCGGTTACTGATAACCTGCACATTATCTTTGGTGTAACCTTTCTTAGAATCAATGCGGTCAAGGGAAGGGGACTCGTCCATATAACCTTCTCCTTTCGGTGTAAGAAATGTACCGAGGATCGGGCAGCGAATCGGAATCTTAATATCCTCCTTCTTTAAATCGAAGAAGATATTACGCTTCCTTGCTCGTGTACGCGCATCGCAAAGCATCAGAGATTCTGGGTTACGCTTTTTCCACTGAAGCTTGTACGCTTCATATTGATTCTTTAACGCATTCCTAATTTCCTTGTCTGTCAGATCTGCCAGATCTGGTTGCTGCCTTAAGTATTTAAACCCCCGCCCCTCGCCTTTATTCAGAAGGTTTTTCACCCTCCGAGCATTGCTCAAGGTACTCATCTATTTTTTCTACAGGGGAATAAAAGTCTTTTACTTTTGACGAAGGAAATATTATGTGTTTGATAAAGCCAAGTAGAGTTACTCTGACAAAGCCATGCTTGATCAGCCGTTCCTCAGCTTCTATTAAAGGTAGTGTTCTGTTGCTACGCATCATGATGCGTGCTTTGTATTCCGGTTTAACGTATCGCCAGCGCATGTCAGTCTCCGAGTTTCTCTGGGTTAGTTGGACGCAGGCTGTCACCTACGATTAACGCTGCTACGAAAGTTGCAATATCATCGATGCGATCCGTTGGTATCCATTCATACTTTGCAGCCAGCACAGTTAGGATCGCTGCTGATATCGTCGTTACCACACGCTTACTCTTAAGCGCATTAAAGAAGTCTGAAAAAACTGTCTTGAGATATTCCATTGTTAGCCTCCAAAGATCTTATTTTTGAATGCCATGTATGCTGCTATAGCGGCTGCAATGAGTATGCTAAGCCACTTCCACTTGTTGGCCTTCGCCTGCTGAAGCATAGCCTTGGCATTAATAACAGTAGCCTTGCCCGTTGTGCGAGTCTCACGTTTCTCGATCCGGACCTCAGCTTTCACAGGCGAAGCTGAGTCCTCAGCGGCACGCCGCCGATCTTTTCGTTTACTCATTTAAGTTCTTCTTTCATTGCCTGGGTATGAGCACTGACTTGCAGCTTCTTATCATCAGCAGCTAACGCTTCAATGGCGTTAGCTGCATGTCCCAATGCATCGTTAGTCTTTTGAGTATCACGCACTGATGCCTTTAGCTCTTCGATCAAATCACAGTGACGCTGGTAGCTGTCATGCAGGTAGGGTCCTACTGCCTTGATACTTTTCCAAACCATCCACACCACCGCACTTAAGAAAGCAGTGGGTATTCCGACTGTCGTAATAAGGTTCTGCCAACTCTCCGGATTCATTAGCTCTTGGATTCCTTTGCAAGTCCCCGCTCCACCAGCATCATGTTCAAACTGGTTTCACTTTCGTCTGTATATAGTTCCACCAGGTAGCGTCCGTATTTACCTGTGCGATCCTTGTGCGTCTTAACCCAGATATTCTTTTTGTCTTTCAACATTTCTCCGAGGCATCGTCGGGACAGATATCCCATTGCCTTGTTGTCACCTCGCACCTCCGGTGCATCGATACCATAGAGACGGCACCGCTTTGTAATGGTCACACCCATGCCGAGATCGAAAGAAAGATCAATCGTATCTCCGTCCACGATGCCCACAACGCTACATCTGTATTTGTATTCCCACTGCATAATGCCACCGGCAATTGGCGCGGATTGGTTTCCCTCTCCGGCACCAACGCCGGAGGCTAGCAGGCCGAAGCCTACCAGAGGGGCAAGGTTACATTCATTATCGAGCTGGTAGCGATGAGCCGACAATAGAATTACTTGCGACCCTTCAAACCAAGTACGGCCCTCAGTTTGTTTTTTGCCTCGGTGCTGTCATCACCTTGCTTTTTGTAGATGTCGTAGATATTCACAAGCGACTTATCACTTGGCTTATAGGCAAGGATCTTCTTTCGATAAACCATCGCAGCCAGATCAGCACTCATACCGGACTCCAGTAGTACCTTCACCACCTCGCGTGGTGCTAATCCGGATGCTTCCATGGCATCCGTGATTCGGAAGAACTGTTCGTACATGTTGTTGTAGTTAGATGTAAAGTCGTCGTGTATTGATTCGACATCATCCACTGTCAGCTTGTCTTTGCGAACATCGTAACGGTAGTTACCAGTCAGTTCATCGATTCGCTGTTTCGTACTACGAACTGCAAAGAATGCCTGCTTAGATATATCAAGCTCGTAACCCCGCATGCCGGATACATAACTCATTACCTCAGTAATGAAGTCACGTTTCCTACCATCGGGTAACGTGGTGCCGTCCACACTTTCCTTAATACGTTTCAGCTGGCTAACGATACCAGGCACAAGAGGTCCTTTACCAATCCCTGATGTGCCTGGTATACCGATGGTCGCGTGTGCAATGAACTTGAGCATGCGATCAACACCGCTATCGTTAGGTCGATAGATCTTTCGGTCGTAGATATCTCGGCCTGATACACCTTCAACGATTCGACCAAAGACCATACCCTGATCCCAGAAGGGAGCAAGTGCCTGTTTGTATGCATTCTCAAACCGACTCTCGCCTTCTTCCTCAGGGATACCGGTTAACCCTGTAGATCGCACAAGGTCAGTCAGGTACAGATCACCGATGAAGTTGCTTAAGTCCACCACAATCGGTTTATCACCACCGCCCAGATGTAGCAGTGTACCGTTACGCATCCACTCAGGCATCAATGCACGCTTCTTCTGTAACTGTTCGTCGTCCTCTCCACTGAGAGCCTGCGACACAACACTTGCCAATACTGGTAGGCCAATGGTCACAAACATCTGACCGGCCAGCATGCGGATACCTGCTTTAACTTTCGCTGGATTACCGCTGGCGATGTCTTTCCAAGCCAGCGTTTGCAGATTGATGTTGGTACGGATTACTTCAGCTGTGAAGGTGGGGAAGTCACCGAGCGGAGCAAACTTTGAGATTGTCTTTACAATCTTTGGAGCACGGGTGTAGGTTGGCACTAACGTCTTAACACGCTCAGCTGCCTCCTTCTCGATCTGCTTCATCGATTCTGCATTGATCTCTACACCGTCATGCATCGCAGCCTCAATGAGCATCTTGCGTTCAGCAAAGAACCCAATCACCTTGGCCTTATTATCAGACTCCTGATACAAGTCACCGAGCGTAGCCATTAGCTTTGGATTAAACCGTGCTGTATCAACCTTCTCACCGAGCTGACGAATCTGCTCATGTTCAGGTAGGGAGTCATATATAAGATCATCTATATCGGTTTCATATTTACCCGAGAGTCCTTTGACAATCTCCTGATATTCAGAGTTGTTGATCAGACCAAGCTCAAACAATCGCTCAATCATTTTCTCGGCTGCTGCATCAGGCTTAACACCGGCAGATATTGCTGACCCTAAGGGATCAAGGATTCCCCGCATCGCAGGTGTGATCTTGTAACCTGATACACCTTTAGTCACCCTCATCGCTTCGACGAGGTTGGATAAACCGGCACGCTCCAGATAACCAAGAGTTACGCCAACCCGAAAGTTTGCATCAAGGGAGTTACGAGCTTTGGTTACCGGCGAGATGACTGTCTTAAATGCTTTTGCCAGGTGAGCAGCCCTAAGCATCATCGATCCCATCTTGGCGAACAGGTTACCACTATGCCGTGTGGTTCTGTCTGCCTGCGTATCATTCATACTTTTGAGAATGTCTACGAGATCTGTACGTACATACTTCCCATGGAGCTTACCCCACATCTCACCTTCGACGGTGTTAGTAAACTCATCGATATCAATGTCATGGCCCTGTCGTTGCAGCTGTCGTATCTGATCACGGCTATCAAATACAAATCGTTTCTCCGGATCGACGTTTGCCTGTTGCTCAGCAATGGCCTCATAGAACTGTAACTTCGCAGCTATGTGCGAAGTGCGTATGATACTTTCGGTGTAACCCTTTTCGACATCTGTCACTTCACCGTACAGAATCCGGATAACCTCATCGATATCCTTACGCGCACGGAAGCTATCGATTTCTTTGTCCTTCATATTCTGAGGACTGACCAGACTGATAACTTTATCCTTAGCCTGCTCCATGGTTAGCGGCTTATGCGATACATATCTTCTCAGACGATCTTTTAAATCGCCGTCAAACTCCTGCATGCGAGAAGTGATCATGTTATTCCGGATATTCTCAGGCACATTCTGTAAACTTTCACGCAGCTGTTTTCGGTAATCAGCGCGTGCTTTCTTAAGATCACCATCTGTCGCAAATACACTATCGATAGCAGTCTGGTTTACGCCATCGACATCCTTCTTCTTTCCTTTTAGAAGATTGTCAAACCACTGATCAACAGATGCGTCGGTACGTGTCTCAAGATCCTGCTTAATCGTGTAACGATAAGCATCCTCAAGTTTCTTCCTACCTTCCTCGGTCTTCGTCAGTCGGTAGTAGTGAGCTGGGTTATCCAGTGCTTCATACCGGCGAACCATATAAAACCCAAGGTTCTTATCGAGCGTGCTTAGTAACGATGTATGTTCTATATGTAAGGCATCAGCAATCGCCTTGGTGACCTGATCCTGATGGTCGCGCATTACCTGTAGCTTCTCACCGACCTCGGGATACTGCTGCTTAAACGCTTCCATCTTTGTGGGATTAGTGTATGCCTCAAACAATTGGTTTCTAAACGTGTCATGCTCTGTCTTGCTTGCCCATTTCTTTAGTGGAACACCGAACTTCTTTTCTATGGTCTTAACCAGATCACGCCTATTGATCTCAGCCCTGCGTCCATGCAATCCGATCTTGCCTTCTGCTGATTCCAACTCGGAACGCATCTGCTTTGTTTCGGGCGTACCAAACAACTGTCTTTTTATGTACTTGCCTAATGTCTTACCGGTCTTCATAGCTGAGGTGACATCAACGGCATCCTGCGTATAACCGGTGGCCTCGGCTGAAATACCTTTATGGCCCGGTTGCACACCAGGTAGAGGTGGCGGTCCTTTAGCAGCTTCAGGTACCGGTGGTGGTTGTCGTCTTGCAGCTTCAGGTATCGGTGGTGGTTGCTTCCCAGCTTGCACAGGCACAGGTGGAGGGGTGCGTTTGGTAGGCACGTTAAGAATCGGTGCTGGTGCAGGTTGTGATATTTCTTTTGCTGCTACATCAGCGGGTGCTTCAGGCACCGCTGATGGCGGCTTTTTATATGCAGCTTTGATAACCTCCTTGCCCTTTGTCAGAGGAGGTTCAGCTGGGGTTTTCGGTAGATTCTGCTGCCATTCACGCTGCCGTTGAGCATCACCCTCCTCATACTCAACTGTAGGAAGCTCTTGTTCAGTTACCTGTTGTGACGGCTGATCCTTTACCTGTTGAGCAGCTACGGCAACTGGGTCTTTGATATCCTCTACTTGTGTTGTTTCTGCTTCAGTTACACGCTCATCTATATCAGGTTCTTTAGATCTGATATCACCTATACGATTTAAAGCCTCACTCTGTGCGGATTCAACGGTCCACTTTTTACCAACTGGCTGTTTGCCTAATGAGGTTTCCACAGTGCCATCGTCGATTAACGACTGGACCTCACCAACTGTCCCACCGGCAATAGCGTTTAACTGCTGCATCTCCTGCACGATAGGCTCAACTGCTGGCTGCTTAGGTGGAGCCTCTGGTGTAGTTTGCTGCCATCTAGCCCGAATTACGCCAGGTGGTCTTACCGGCTTCACCTGCATTGGTGGGGGAGATGGTTCAGGTGTCTGCACCTCCGGTTGAGGTGTGGCATCTTGCTGACGGATTTTATTAATTACAGCCTGTCTAGCAGCTTCTTTTTTTTTGCCTGTAACTTTGATGCCTAGCTCTTTGGCAGCTGCATTTATTTCTTTAACTGTATTTAGTGGAGGTAGTGTCGTTTCTTTAATTACATCCTTGGTATCCATCGTCTCAACTGGACTAGGTGCCAGTCGCTGTTCAACTGGCACACTAGGTTGCTGCTGTACAGCTTGCTCTGGTATCTGCTCAATTGCCGATGGTTCTGCGGCTACTTCATCTGGCATTGCAGGTGGCTGTGCCTGTCGTTGCTCCATCCTTGCACGACCAATACGGCCAGCCTCTGGCATGTCGGCACTAAGTTGTGCCTGACTTGCAGCTTCTTCAGCAGCTGCCTGCCGTTGTGCTTCCTCTTCTGCCTGCTGTTGCTCAAGCTCTGCCTGCTGTGTCTGTGCCTGACGTTCAGTTACCTGATCTGCAACCGACTGTTGAGCGAGTCGCTCCTGTACGGCGACTCGCTCCGCAACTCTGGGGAATGCTGAGGATAATGTACGACCAAACTCCTCCTGCATTTCCTCAGGTAATTCCACATCTTCAAAGGAACTGCGAGTTGGATCTTTTTCTAAAAGACCATCAATCTTTTTGACGAGCTCTGGATTGTTTTCTGCCTGCTCTACAATGCGGTCAAGCTTATCGTTCGCTTCGTATACCCTTGTTTCAACTCTCTCTTTTGCCTGTTGTTCTAAGGCACGATGCGCCTCTGCCTGCCGTTGCTGACGTGGCATATTTGCAACGATTGAAGGTGACTTGATAGACGTTAATAGTAATGCCTCTTCACCTGCGCCCCGCAGAGCACCACCAATATCTCCCTCTGCCAGCTGACCGGTCACACCGAACCTATCACGCACACCTTGGTCAGTAGATTTACCAAAGGCTACTTCGTTGTACATGGCCTCGGTTGCACCACCGAGTAATTCAGCTGCACGCTCTTCACCAATTTCACCTATCAGACCATTGATGCCGAAAGCGTCCATCACGCCCTGAGGCTTGTTACCGAACTTACCTGGGTTTTGTTTTAGGTAACCCTTAGCCAATTCCTTGTGCAGGGTAGCTGTTGTTTTTTTGGCTGGTGTGGTGCGACGAAGCACCTTCAGCATATCTGAACCTTTGCTACCCACCGCCTTAAAGAACTCACCACCCAACCTTTCAGTGACGTTCATTGTAAAGACATCGGTAAGGGACTTCACAACGGATGGCGTGCCAGTCTCGCCTTCTTCATAGATCAAACGGTTAGGATTGTTAGGGTCCAGATATGCGGTTGATCTTTCTCTTTCAGCCTGAGCCTCACCCATTTGCTGCCAACCAACAGGGCCAGCAGTCATGCCAGCACCACCAGCAAGTGCGCGTCCGGCTGCGGCTTTTACCGTGGGAGCTTTCTGTGCTGCCTGAAGTCCGGCAGTTGTAGCTCGTGCGACATCTGTGGCTGCATCCACACCACGGAGCATTTGAATTCCTTTGGTCGCACCTTTAGCAAGTCCACCGCCAGCACCAAACTGCCAGGCCATGTTCATCATTGCAGAGCCGCCCTCACCGAACAGATTTTCTGCCCAGCCTTTGTCTCCCTGCACAGCATTGTCGTAGGCAACAGCTAGATACTGTGCCGGTTTACCAATGCCTTTACCAACCATCTCATGCGCTACGTCAAGGTCAGCCTTATCCAAGGCGAGAAGCTTTCTCGTTGGTGGAAAGCTTTTAAATAAATACGTAAAGAAACCGTCACGATCACCACGCTTCATAATCTCATCGTGGGGTAATCGCTGGAGATACTGGTTCGCCAGCTGCATCTTAACAGCTGGCGAGTACTGAGCATTGGTCAGGTCTTTTAAAATACGCTCGTGACCGGTGCGATCTGTTTCATAATGCAGGCTTTGTGTTGTGTCCGGTCGGTAAGAAATCTCAACATCATCGAGATTGTTATACATTTTGTATGGCTGTATCTCACCAGTCTCTGAATACTCAGGCCGAACGGAAGAAGCCGGATACATCCCGTAGGCTTTGTATGCATCAGTTCCTAGTTCTTTGAAGACATCGGTCACTTGTGTCCTCCAAGGTATCTCTTAAGACCTTCTTCTGGACCATACTCGGCTATGAGGTATTGGAGATTTTCTTTTTCTTGGGCACCTTCCCATCGCTCACCGGTACGCTCTTCCCACCTTTTAAGTGACCGATCAACAGCAGCTTTGGTGACTCCGATCTTTATTAAAAACTCTGGTGAAACTATTGCCGGACCTTGGTCACCACCAATGTCTATCAATCCACCAACTTCATACTGTTGTTGCGGATCGCCTCCATTTTGAAGGATCGAATCGTGGTATGTTTTTATTTCATTGTTGAGCAGGACGATACTTTCGTTTGGATCTGGCTTGGGAGCACCTTCAGGTTGCTCTCTAAGTTGTGGTGCAACACCCATCTGTGTCTCGGGTTGGAAACCAACTTGTGGTGTTTCTTCTGGTTGTTCTGGGGGCTGAACAGCGTTTATAAGATTCGATACTGGTGATTCCGGATTTGGCGTTATTATCTGCTCTTCTGGTTGTTGCCCAGACATTCCTTGCTGGCCTCTTTGCCTTAGATCCTCGCCTAAGTCACCGATACCCTGACCTAGCCCACCTATGAAATCTCTAATGGGTTCAGTCCAACCACCCTCACCGCCATCTATATCCTGAGGTTCCCATGGATCTAGTCCAGCTCGTTCTCTCGCTTTGTTGTATTGCTCAAGCAGTAGTCTTCCGTGCGGGTCTTGCTCTGCCCAGTCGAACTTATCCTTGATCAGATTTGGATCGTCACCTCCCGTGATTTCATCTAATTGCGCTTCAATACCAGAACCACGTTTTGGTGTATTTCCTACGACGTATTCCTTGTACTTCCTAGCGATCTCTCCTTCCCACTTAGTGATGTCGTCAAGCTTGCCAGACTGAATCTGTTGAGGATCAATGATCTCTTCTTCATACTTATCAGGGTCAGTGAGACTTGGCTTTATCACCCGCTCTCGGCCAGTGCCATCGTTCATCGGGTATGTCTTGGTGTAGTGCTCCTGCCACTCGTAAGGATTTGTAAAGGTCGCATCTTCATATAAAGGATTACCCTGAGCATCCTTTGCATGGACTTCCTCCTCACCGTCTGGACCCTGAATGGTATCCATCTTCGGCTTGCGGTACTCCAGCTTAGGACTGTATTCATAGTCACCAGGAGCAACTGTTTTCATTTGGTACTGGTGATTAATACCGTCATCCGACATCTTGTGGTCGGCAATTCTACCAGGCACATCTTGTGCGTTTATTAAATTCAGTGGGTCTTTGGTAATACCGTCGAGCTGTGTGACCAGCTGGTTGATAGCAGTTTGTTGCTGTTGTGGGTTTACATTGGTTGCCGTCTGCCACTGTGATATCTGCCCGATGATTGTCTGCGCCTGATTGATACCCTGCGGATTTAAATTATTAAAGAACTTCTGGTATCGTTGTCTCGTGTTAGTGATCGTTTGCTGGCGTGTTTGCAGCTGGGCATTCTGTTGTGCCTGCTGTACAGAATACTGCTGTCGCTGTTTAAAGAACTCAGCGTTTTGCTCTAATCGTTGCTGGTGATGTTTGTCGTCCTGATCTAAACCGAGATCGAACATCTCCCGTCTGTTCTGCGCCTGAAACCCGAGCGACTGCATGTTCTGCATGTGCCCCATTTGCTGACGATAGATGCGTTCTGCCACATCCTGATTCGCCATGTTCTGACGCTGAACCATCTGACCTTCAGCAATAGAGCGTTGCTGCCTTAGGGAGGCAGCACGCATAGCGAGTTCTTCTAACTCCCGCCTACGCTGATTCTGGTAGGTCATCTGTCCGGTTGCAAAGGCAGCTGCCCCAACAGGTGCAATATCCGGCTCATGCTTATAGACAATCGGCATTGTTATCTATTCCTTGTCATTTCCGTTATCGGACTCTTAACTGTGGATAAGAATCACTAGCGTATGGGTCAGCCTGCGATGGTCTGTAACCGGTGTTTTGCTGTTTAATTAATTGATCCCGCATCCACTGCAAGATATTCCTTGACTTCGGTCTTCCTTGCGGATCAAACTGATCAGCTCTAGGGCGTGGCAGGGTATGATCGGGACCTTCGGTCTTTGGTAATGGTTTATCACCAAGAGGTGGCCCAGCAGGTATACCGCCTTGGCCATATATAGATCCTTCACCTTGCATTTGCTCTAACTCACTTTGTGGAAGAGTCGAAGGATCAAACCATGGTTGTTGTGTTTCACCACGAGGTTGATTGAAGACATCTTGCCACCCTCCTTGTGTTTCACCACGAGGTTGATTGAGGATTTCTTTAGCGCGATCCATCCAACCTCCTTGTTGTTCACCGCGAGGTTGATTAAAGACATCTCGCCAACCTCTGAGCGTCGGATCTCCATCTTGTGGGTTTTGTGGTTGTTGACCAGCCATTCCTTCCTCGCCTCTTTTCTTCAGATCTTCGCCGAAGTCACCGACAGACTGGCCTAGTCCGCCTAACGCATCGCTAAAGGGTTGCGTCCAATTTTGAGATGTAGCAGGGGCGTTTGGATTTCCAAGCATCTGACGCATCTTGTTCATTACCTCGTTGTTTGCGCCGTAAGTGCCGCCTTGGTTCTGAGCATTCTGAGCAGCTTCAGTCATTCCGCCATACAATCCGGCAGCGGTTCTGGCGATAGGTGAAAAGTAATCACCGATGCGTTGGCCTAAACCTCCACCAGTACCTGCTCCTCCAGTACCAGCTCCACCAGTACCAGTACCTGTACCACCACCAGTACCAGTCCCTGTACCTGCTCCTCCTCCCGTACCAGTACCTGTAGTTGTCGGTGGCCCTTGCGAACTACCAGGCACATAGCCACCAGGAGCGTTTTGGCCTGCACCAGTTTGACCAGGTATGATTGGCGTGATGCCACCAGACGATCCAGGCACTCCAGCACCGCCTGCAAATCCACCACCACTACCACCAGCTGCGCCGCCTGGGACTCCCGACGTTGGGGTGGGAAGCGTTGGTGCCGTGGCAGGGCCACCGCCACCACCTTGTCCACCACCTTGTCCACCACCTTGTCCACCACCTTGTCCTCCACCACCAGGCATTGGGAACTGTGGCCTTGGGAATCCACCGCCTGGCATCGTTGGCGATCCGATGTTGATTGGTTTACCACCGCTGCCACCGATACCACCAACTCCACCGCCACCAGCTCCGGCACCCGATGCACCAAAGTTAAGTAGCAGATCAGTGATATCCTTTTGGCTTGGGTATTCGTCTTGGATACGCTCGATCATTCCAAGCTTCTCTTTACCAATCTGACTGATGTCTCGGCCACCACGTTCAAATGCACCAAGACCACTCTGACCAAGATTCAGCTGACCACTTAGATTTGCAGCAAGCTGGCCGGTCAGGGCACCAAGCCCCTGACCGCCTAACTGAGCATCGATACCTGTCAACTGCTGTCGTCCCGCACCAAGGGCACCAAGGCCTTGTCCCATCAGACTTACATTTGCACCAAGCCCCTGACCCAGTTGTCCTATCTGCCCACCGAGTGCCTGCTGACCGAACTGACCACCACTACTTAGTAATGCCCGATTACCTTGTGCCAGATCACCAAGACCAGCTAGTCCTGTTTGAAGGTTTGCACCTTCTCGTGCAGCGTTCATACGTGCTAATGCATCAGATTCAGCACCCGTTAGACGTTCGCCTGAAGCAACTTTACCAAGCACATTCTGCATCTGTGCGCCCATGCCTGCACTGCCAAGTGCTGTGCCAGCGGCAAGTCCACTACGTTGCAACGCATCCACTGCACGCTGCTGATCACCACTAAGCTGAGCAAACTGGCTTGCCTGTTGTGCTCTAAGGTTATCATCGAGTTGGCCTAACGCGCTTTCTCTCTCACGCATGCTGCCTTCTCTCAGACCACGGATCATGTTCGCTCGGGCTGTGGTGTTACCAAGTCCTCGTCGAACCATATCCTGTTCGGCACGACTGATGTCACGTTTCAGCCGATCATCGAAAGATCGGTTGATATCTTTTCTTCTACCTTCACCGAGCCGTTTAAGCATATCCATGCCTTCGGTTAAGCGGTCGCCATAACGACCGCCTGCCTCGGTAGCAGCCTGTCCGTATTCACCACGCTCCTGACCACGCGCCTCCCCGACTAATCCAGCAAGTGATCCACCAGCTGCATCGTGAGCACCGAGCTGACCGGCTGTGCGACCACGCAGATTCTCCAACAAGGATTCGCCACCACGCCCGATCAAGTCCTGCTGCCCTCTGCCGAGTTGCTCAAATCCACGTTGTTGTGCTCCCAAGCCCTCTCGGAATTCACCAAGCACAGGGTCAGCCTGTTGTCTGGCAAGATCACCGATCTGGCCTACGTTACCCTGCACAGCATCACCAATTCGACCACTAGATGCATCGTATCGTTTTAGTAGATCCTGCAATCTGTTCTCACCACGACCGAGGATTCCACCACGTTCACCACTGAAGAGGCGACCGATTGATTCCATATTCTTAGATGTCAATCCACCCAATCGTGATCCGAGATCCTTATAACCACCCATCAGGTTGCCGAGGGTTGATTCAGCCTGATTACCCAACTCATCGAAGCCGGTACGCAACTGACGCTCACGCTCAAGGTTACCAGCCAGACCACGTTCTCTCGCGCCACGATATTCATCGACGATGTTAGCTAATAGCTTTTGCAGTGGTGATAGGTTTGAATCAGCGATTGCACTTCTGCGGTCCTGCCAGTCAGCTTTGCCAGGTATGTCCGGACGATCACCTCTGCGACCGGTACGACCTCCTCGGTTATCAGGCAGGTTCCATGGATTTTGATGACGACTTGTCGGCCATCTTGTTTGATCTGCTCTGTCTCGTGCGTTATCTCTAGCCATACCAATTGTCCTTGGCTGTTGGGTTGGTTGCTGTGTAGCTGGTTGTGTTTGACCTTCCACAGCCTGCCTTAATTGGGCAGGCTGTTGGGCTGGTTGATCTTGTCTCTGGTTCTCGGGACCCGCTTGCTCTAGCGTGTCTCTAAGTGCTCCAAGAGGTGGACGCACTTCCGGTGTTTCCGTTGGCTGCTGGACTTTAGCCGGAGCCTGCGACTGCTGTGGTTGTTGACCTTCAGCTTGCTGAGCAATGCTCTTAAGCGGGCTTGGCTGTTGCTGCGGTTGTTGCGTTTGCTGAGGCTGCTGCGATTGTTGTGGTTGTTGCACCACAGATTGGTTAATAGATTTCTGTTGTGAATTATTTAGCTTGTTAAATAAATTCCGTGCCCTGATTTTCTCTCTGCCGGACAGTTGCGATGGTAACTTGTTACCAAACTCACTTTTGTAACGATCTGCGAGAGTCGGTTTTGCCGGTTTATCTGCTTTTTCCCTGCCTTGGAAATAGGACTGAGCATTTTGCGCAGCCGACGCTACGTCTTTTGTATACTTTCCACCGACATTTCCACGATTACTTGTGCCAGTAAACTTTTTAGATTTCAACTTGAGACTGTCAGCAATGCGAGAATAGTTATGACGCACGTCTACTTTTTTATTTTTCGGATCTCGCTTCCATTTATTTAATTTCAGAGCGTCGAGTTCTTCTAATTCCGACTGGCTCTCCTCACGATGCTTGCGTCTGGCTAACTGGTCTGATTCTTTATCTTTCAACCACTGCTGTTCTGCTGCCTTAAGCTCAGCATCTGTGCCTTTGCCTTTTGCCCAATCTGGTAGATTCTTAAGGCCACTCTCTCGATTGTCACGCCCTACCTGCATTCTCTTCTTTTGGGCATTTGTGACTGCAAGTTGCCCGTCTTCACCACGCTTGACGGCCTCATCAAATATCTTCTTATCTCGGGCTTTCCTTTTTAAATGTAGATCTACGTCACTGTAGGACTTAGCTCTTTCGGCAAAGGCTTGCTCTGAGTCTCTCCACTTGCTTTCCAAAAACGATGAACGCCTGCCTTCTGCGTCTACTTTATCTCTCTCAGCTTGCTGTGCTGCACTTAGTTCAACGTCTTTCCTACCGTATTGTGCTACATTCTGATTTTGGATTTTGTCATAGTAGCCTTTGAAATCACCATCTACTTCCGATAGATCCTCTAGTGCCTGTGCAGTTTTCGCACCACCATTAGGAATGTTTTTGTATCTGAGCCTTACTTCTTTCTCGCGGGATTTATTGAACGCCTGTTGCGCCTTATCCACTTCATACCATGTCTTTGAATCCATATCATCCCAAGAGGGATGCTTCTGTTTCAAAACAGCTAGTTCTGCCCCTAGACGATCACGTTCTTTCCTCGCTTCACCCCAGCCCTCAGCCCTGCCACGATCATATTTTTCCGCTCTATCAGACCTACGCTTGGCGTGCGAAAGGCCTCCCACAACCCTACGAGAACCGTAACGGTCACCTTTGATATATCTTTGACCGTCAGCATCTAGCAGTCTTCCGGCTCTATCTTTATTTACAACCATCTAACTGATCGCTCCTCCAGCTGATGTATACCAAGTACCGCTGTAATGTATTACGAGATATGGATTCCCAGCCGGTTTGTACAATGCAATCTCACCGTGCGTTCCAACGCCAGCTAGATCGGTATATATGTTCACAATGAACGTACCCTGCAACTGAACCAAATCTGGATCTGTTGTGCTTAGTTTTGCTGAACCACGTCGTGCTCTGGCATTAAGACCAGGAGTACGTGGATGTCCTTCTATTAACCCCATCCGAACCTCAGGTTTCTACGTTGCCGTGCGAGGTTAGCCAGATTGCCAATCGTTCTGGATTGTGATCGTCCCTGCCTTGGGGCAAACTGACGAGCTTTAGGTTGCTTCTGAGCCATCTGCATCATGGGGTTCTGCCCGAACATGTTACTGCTAAAGCTAAAGTCCTGATTGATTTCCGGCTGTTGACCACCATAGGGAGACATCATTCCAAAACCACCGCCGTAGCTCGGTGGAGCCGTTGGCTGTGGAGTAGGTGACATCGGAGATGGTTGTCCTATCGGCCCACCTCCCATTGGTCCACCTCCGATAGGCCTACCGTCACTACCTGTACCACCACCACCCGTGGGACTACCAAGGTCTTGTGTTCTGGTTGCTGTGCTAAATCCACCAGTGGGTCCGAAATTCTGGGGAGGTCTTCTGTTGAAACCTCCACCTGCTCTGGCTGTGCCCATACCGCCACCGACATCAGGTGAATCGCTCATATCGGATTCGGCTGAGGGTTGGTTGTTAAACGCACCACCAACCGTTCCCTGCTGATTACCAGATACAACAGCTGTCCGTGATTGCATTGGCTGACCGAGTCCTGCGCGTGCGCCCTGTTGTGGTTGATAGGTGCCTTGCGAGACACTATTGCGCTCGACCTGACCAGCTGCGCCACCACCGCCACCCATGGCACCGCCACCCATACCTCCACCCATCATTCCGCCACCCATGGGACTTCCCATGCCACCCATCATGCCACCTCCCATACCGCCGCTCATAGGAGTCCCAGGGTTGCCAAACATATCGCCGGTACCGGCACCGCCACCCATGCCTCCCATGCCGCCGCCTTGCCCTCTCGCAGACCATACACCAGCAGGCTGGTTAGGATTCCATTGGCCTGTGATATCATGGCCTCCTCTACCACCGGCTCCACCGCCACCACCGCCGCCAGTCCTACGCCTACGTGGTGCTGGATCTTCCATCACCCACCCATGCCACCACCCATGCCACCACCCATGCCACCACCCATGCCACCACCCATGCCACCGAAACCAGCACCACCTCCGAAGCCACCCATGCCGCCCATGGGGCCTGCGTTAGCACCACCGTGTATGCCAAAGGAACCGCCCATGCCGCCACCCATGCCACCAGCATCAAAGCGAGATGCACCTTGGAACCCTCTCAACCTATTAAGCATGTCAAAAGCTCTTTGCGTAGCTGCTTGTTGTTCGGGGGTATTAAGGACTGTCATAATTCACCTACCATTGTCTCTGACGGGGACCGTCAAAGCTGTTTAGTTCCAAGCCAAGGAATTCATATCCCCAAGCTTGCGCGTCAGTGTTATTTCGTAAACGTATAAAAAGATCGTGACCAACGGCTCTCCGTCGCTCACTCTTGTTTCTGCCAGCTACCCATGTACCGCTAACCTTGCTGCTACCAGCTTTTGCAGCTTCTGCTGTTTCGGCTCCGTACACATCAAACGTCACTGGGTTGCTACCTGTTGCTACCGCTGCCTTCATTTCAGTCAGCATTAACTTGGGCCGGTTTGTTAAGGAAACCGGCCCTAACCAGACATAGCTATCAATGGCTACACCATCGTCTGCCTTGGCTGGTGTGTCGTAATCAAACGTGCGTACATAACCGTCCTGACCGCCCATTAAGACAGTACGATCTCCTGCTTCATCACCATCAAACAGGTGAACACACACAGGGTTATGAGTATTGGTGGCAAACTTATCTGCCCACCAGCTTTCATTACGAATGTCATAGAAGTAGTTAGTGGTTGCACCACCACCGAGTGGAGTTAGAAAGACATAGAAGCCTCGCTCTCTGTCGCTCCACACCATACGAACACTTGTCGTGTTCGCATTGTACTGATTCATTCGCTCCTGAATGCTGCGCTCAGTAATGTTGGAAGGTGACTGCCCGGGCCTCATCTGAAATACACCACCCTGATTTCCAAAGAAGTACAGAACTCCCTCGGGACTCTTGCAGTAAGGTCGGCCAAACGGTGCTCCGATTGTGGTGCTGATATTATCCAGTCGACCACCTTCCATGGGATCGCCGGACATCTGCCAGATACTGTGGTCACCAAAGAAGATCAGCACATCATCGCTGTACGGGCACATGGCATTGATGATGTCCTGACTCTTACCAGCGTCAGCGTTGTTACCAGCTACAGCTTGTGTGCTAGATGTCGTTGTGGGTGAATAGTTCCAATTGCGAGCATCCCCCATTGCTGACATATACCAGTTATGAGGGTCACTACTTACACCGGAACAAACGATACGACCTCGCCAAGTTTCAATCAGTCTAGGCTCATTGCTACTATCAATAGGCAATGAGCCACTGGATGCACTCCACGTTGCTACTGTATTAGTAGATGCGGTGTACTGCTTGGTACTCGCACCATCTGCAAAGTACACCACCCCAAACAGTTCAGCTGAGAAGATGTTTGGTACAGAACTACTAAGGGCACCTGACCCGTTGGTGGCTGTCGTAAACGCACTATCAGTCACCTTAGCAACCGTACCATTGGTTACGGCATATGTAACGACAGTCCTTGCGCCCACCTCATTCTGATCAGAAGGGGTGTCTCTGCCGACGACCTGACCGATGTCCTGAACCTTACCATCAGCAGTTCTGGCGTTTACATATTTCGCCAGTCCTGCTCGTTGACCACCACGGCTACGCCCTGTCGTTGGTTCAAATGCACGTACATTCTGAACATCAACGGACGTACCCCTTGGCTGTGACTCATAGCCAGTCGCCTCAACCAGCCCGCCTTGCGGCCATGGCATATCGAAACGAGTCTGTCTACGTGCCATTAGCTAAGGGTAGCTCCGTGGTTTGCGATGACTGCCCAGATGATACTTGTTCCCTTGTTGATAGAAATCAACGTGAGAACATCACCAGCGTCTGCCATTACAGCGGTGGTTTCTGAACCTGATCCGGAGTTAATAATCTCTGTACCTTCACCAGTGATTGTGAGATTACCACCATCTGTTTTTAAACAGACAGTAATGATGATCCCTGCACGAGCTGGGGAAGCGATCTTACGTGCTTCAGCACCACCGGTTACCACAGGGCAGATTCCCATCGAGCGATCAACGGGGATCGTTCCACCACTACCTGGATCAAGGATCTCCAGTTCCGTTGTATCGGCAATTTGTTGTAATACGTTGTGTCCTGACATCGCTGCTCCTAAGAACTAATAAGGTGTAAATCGACAACGCCATCGGCATTGCCTACGAGTTTCAGAAAAGCTGCACCCTCAACCTCACTTGGCATCGGATACGCTCTACCAGCTGCTACAGTTGTGCTGACCGCACCACTGCTGTTGTACAACTGGATATAAGTTCCACCCTGCGTGCTGCTAACGTAATACGTAAGCGTGTTGATACTGCTTCCACTTGGAACCAGCATCACCCCCTTGGTAAACCCCTTAAACACAACCGAGACACTGTCAGCTAAGCTGCTGTCAACACCGAGGCTTGTGATAACTGCGTTTTGTGGTGTGCTATACATTTGCTAATCCTATGGATTGGTGTCGTAAAAGACGTTGCTGTTGTACTTAACGATGTCTCCGTTAAGAGAACGGTTAGCCTGCTCGCTTAACATTGCAGCCTCACTGCCATCGCCGTTGTATCCCATGCGTTCTGGTGTGTTCATCTCTTGGTCGTATGTAATCGATGCTGCAAGACGTTGTTGAAATGCTGCTGAATGAATACCGGCTACGTTATCCATTCGACTTTCCGCAACAGCCAAACAGCTCTCCAAGATTGTTTCTGCATGCGCCTCTCCACCAAGTGGATATGGCTTTGCCGCAGTTAGCTTGTTCGGTAAAGCATGGTAGCGATAGCTGAGCGTGTATGCTTTGTCAGGCGTGGGCCATAGCATCAGCTGAAAACGCTGACCATTGCCGCCATCAGAACTGATGGGTCTGATGGCAGCTAACTTAGGATCGGTGGTTGTTTCCGAGTAATCACGCTGTCGTAGAATCCTGATTCGATTCTCACCTGTGATCTCAATTGGAAACCAGCGATTGTCTGTATTGGCATACGTTAACGGACCGATTATCCCACCGAAGTTAGCACTGAGTGTGTAGTTCTCTGTGTCAGCCACCGTTGCCAGTGTCGTCGTGGGTTCTAAGAAACTCCACTTATGTCCCTTGGGAGCATTGGGACCAGGCACAGGGTGATAGAACTGACGCAGCCCACTATTAATGATCTCATCAATCTGAGTTGTTTCATCACTAGACCAGTTGCTGCTGGTTCTTTCACCAAGCCAGAACCACCCAACCTCCTTGCGTAGATCGGTAAGGCTCAGGCTTAGCGTGCTCTCCGTGCTGGTGTCTGCCGGTGATCCTAAGGTTTTGATCGTAAATTGGACCGGTACACCACTGGAGTGCGTAAAAAGCAAACCAACCACTGAGGCGTTCATCTCAGTGGCTGTGAGGTTTATCGAGTATTGTCCGTTGCCTTCTTCCGCAATGGTGCCAGATAGAGCAGCTTGTGACCCACCATCCTTGGTGTGATACTTGCCTATCGCACTGGCTACACCAGTAAGGGCTGCACCGGAGGTCGCATTGACCATACCGAATGTAAAGCCTGTTACTGCTTCATTGCGGACAAAGCTCATTCAACTGACCTGCTACTTGCTTTTTTGATCGTTGTTTTCTTTATGTCTGGCTTTACGTCTGGCAAATGTTTAGCGAGCGTTACTAAGACAACCTGAAGCGGCCACGCTAACGGGCCGCTATGTCGCTGGTGATACAAACGATGTGCATCCTCAAGGACTTCAATTTGCTTGTCTGTAAGACTGTCGTTTGTTGCCTCAACCATCTCTTGTAAGAAATATTCCATACCTTAACCCCTCAAAAAAATAGACTAGCGGGGCGACCATTACAGTCGCCCCGCAGGTCTAAAGCGCACAGGATACGTTAGTTCGCAATCGACTCAACCTGATAGCAAGCGACCCAGTCCACATGGACAATCGGATCGGTTGTTCCGGCTGAATGACACACAAACGTAGGTGTCATTGCAACGATTGGAATCTGTGTAGTGTGAGCAGTTTTAGCAATACCATTCACGTAAGGCGTGATACTGGTAAGGCCGTCAACTATGAAGCCCAGTTTGAAGTACGTACCGTCTGCCAAAGTGTGAAGACCGGTGGAGCTATCACGGCTACCAGCTTTCTCACTGTGGAAATCAACGGCACCATCATCATCCAGGTGCTCAAAGCAGATATGGTTAGCAGTCGAGTTTGCACCTGACGCTAGGACCGTGGTATCCACTTCAGCCAGACCGACAACTAAGTTGCCGGTATCGCTTCCGCTCGTACCGATATCTGCGATCTTGACGCGAGCTTCGTAGTAGATCTTGCTGTCGGCACTAGCAATAAAGCTGCTAGCTCCGGCGGCTCCACCCATTTGAATCTGAACACCTTGGTTGTCAGTGCTACTTGCTGCATCGAGCAAAAGCACTCCACCCTTGGCGGCAGCATCAAGTGCGGCGGTACCGGCAGTTGCCTGCGTCAGAACCCACTTGTTCTCATCGTCAAAAGTTAAAAAGTCATCGACAAAGCCAAACCCAGCACTCAAACCACCATTGTTGATTTCAGTGATAGGAGCTTGGCCCCAGATATTAGGAGACAGGCCTCGGCGGATGTAACTACTACCTGCCTGCGGTTTTGTATAAAGGTCACCCATTTGATCACCTCTCCTTTTTATTAGGCCACATAACCAACGAAGCATCGTCGTCGGTTTAAGCAGATGAAGTTAAACCAGCTATCAAGGTGTACTTCCCTGACAGTATGCTGGCGTGCCGAACTCTGCGGTGGATGTACTAACATGTCCAATCCCTTTTTGTAGTAAAGGGAGAACACACGGAAGTTAACACCGTAGATCGGGTTTGAAGAATCGTTGTTCTGCAAGTACGGAACCCAGATCACAGGATTACCCTTAAGGGTTACTGCGCCTGCGTACTTAGCGAGATCAACGCCGAGATTGTCGTTACGGGATTCCAACAACTTCTCAAGATCTTCCAACACGTTGTACGTGGTGAAGAACATCCAGTCGCTGTCGCTCTTACCGCCACCAATTTCGTTAAACTGCTTCGGTGCTTGGAAGTGAGTAAACTCAATAGCCTTGCGAGCTTTGGCTACCATGTCATCACGACTTACCGAAGTGTAGTTAAACGACCAGTTCTTCCATCCGGATACTGTGTTGGTATTAATACCAGCAGCACCGTTTGAAAAACCTGAGGGATTACCACCGGTAAATCCACCAGCTGGTGTCGTTGCGGATTTTTGAATCCAGAACGGAATTCCGGACGGCTTACGTGGAGACTCTGTGTCCGAGCTTGGAGCTGTCCACAGAGAAGTCTCAGCCAGTTCAAAGACATCGTTGTACATCGAGTGACGACGAACATCGATTTCTCGGATGATCGTTTCACGATCTGATTGGAAGCTGTCCTCGTGAACGTCGTAGCTGAAGTTAGCTGTCAGTTTACAGAAAGGCTGTTTCGCTTCTGTGGTCAGATCTTTTACCGATGTAGCATCAACGCTGTACAGTTCACTGTACTTCGCCGTACCGGTGTTACTTGTTTGCACCTTCCAATTCAGTTGGTGTCCACCCTGATACGGAGTACGGGTTTTACCACTGAGAAACTTGGAAGCAAAAATGTGATGCTGTTGATCTAATGAAAGATCAATCCAGCTTTTTCGCTTAAACGATTGCAATGTCAAATTGACAAAGTCGTCTAATTGGTCAGGCATTAAAGCCATGGCTCAATTCCTTATATATCAAACCGTCACAGTTCGCCGTTCTCTCGGAGGTATCCATCGAATACGTCCTTAAGTGCAGCGTCATTAACCATGTCATTCGGATCGGATTCGGCTGCTACCTGTTTGGTGCTGCCTCCACCGCCAAGCCTGCGTGAGCTGGCCTTCCTCATTTTGTCGTTAAAACTGCGTCGGTTTTGGTCATCAATTTCGTTACCAAAAACAGAACGGTATGCCTGATCGATAAGCTGGTCATCCGGTGGAACCGGCTGTCCCATCTGAGCGAAGCTGTTTGCCATTACTTCCATTTGTGTAAATAACTTCTCTCTGTTCTGTGCTTCAGTACTGGATGGATCTAACTCCATATAGTTACTGTCACCAAACAGATCGCTGTTACCGACTTCTCCTACGAGATTATCGAAATGGTCTATCTCAGCCTGAGCTTGTTCTGAATTCCGTACACTTTGGTACTGATCAATTACGCCCTGCTGATCTAGTAAAGTTCTGGCAAGCACATCAAAGTTTTCGCTGTACTGGCTGTGCATCTGTGATGCGAGTCCATTAATAGCGGCTTTGAAATCCTCGTCGTACTCATCTCCCAGATTTACCTGAAAGGGTGCAAGCGTGTTATTACCTGACGGAATTTGTTCATCACCAGGTGGTTGCACTGCCTGCGGCTGCGACTGATGTGACCACTGCTGGTACTGATCGAGCATTGCGTTGCCCTGATCAAAACCTTCAACGACACGTCTCAGTGCAGTTTCGTTCTGAAAGTCATCCGGATTAAATCCGTAAACCTCAGCACGATTAATCAAATCAGGATTAAACGTCTGATCTGATAACGAGAGGTCGTCAGCGATATCCTCCGCGACCTCACTTGTTTCATCCTCAGATATTGGCTCGCTGCCTCCAATATCATTTTCTTCAATCTCGTCATCTTCTAACTCAGCGATGACTGCTTCATCCTGATCGGTCAAAATAATTTCTTCGTCAGCCATGGACCCCTCTCCTTGCTTTAATGAGTACGTGGAGCTGCATCACCATAACCAGCATCGCGGTCATATAAACCGCGATGCTTTAGGTAACGTGTTCGCTCCGCGCGTGAACTAAATACAGCTGTACCATCACTGGTAAAGTCAACTCCGGTGAAGCCATTCTTTTGTGCGTCTTCCCTGAACTCACCGATTTGTCTGCTTGGTACACCGGCTGAATCACTGCTCAGTCCGGTTGCCCAACCTTTCGCACCGAATCCCACCTCGGTGCTTTTGGATTTCCTCGGATCAGGTTCGGGATAGTCGTGCCAACGGTTCACACCATCCGCATCAGTCCAAAGCCATTCACGTTTGACTGGCATTACTTCTTCCTCCGGCTAACCTTCTTACCGCTTTTCTTTGCATAACGCTTCGCTGCGGCACGACCGCTCTTTGAATAACTGAACTTCTTCTTTCCGACTTTTGGCATAGCTACCTCCTACGTGGCTTTCTCACGACCCATCTGACCCATCTGCTGCTGATTGGGCTGACCGCCCTGTAAAATCTGCTGCATGACATTACTTCTGGATTTCTCTGTACCACCGGTTGGAACACTACGTCTGACGTTCTCCCGTACCGTGACTGATGGTTTTGGTGGCTGCTCCGGATTAGGCCCAGGCCTGTCCTCTTTCGGCTCTTGGAATTTGACAATGCTCTTAAGACGTGGGACATCCATCAGTTCGCTGTAGATATTGACCAGCTCCTGAATGTCCAGCGTACCGCCGTACTGCTCCATCATCGGCTGCATTGGCAGTGCAATCTGCTGTATGAAGTTGCTGATGTTCTGTAGTCTCTCACTCGGAGACTTGTACATCATCGAGAACGGTTCGACCTCAAAGTTGTACTGAAGGAAATCACCCTCCCGCATCTCCGGTGTCCACGTCATATCCACCGTCGCACCGGCAAACGTATAATCACCAGGCAGTTCTTTGGTCTGATCCATCCACAACAGCCAGCCGAGATCCTGACAGATGTTGCTGGCAAAGGAGACCGTGCGATACTGCATGTTGGCTTCACGCTTATTTACTGCACCATGGATCAAACGATCCTGCCCAAGGGTATCAGCTGTTGGCCCAAGCCCTGCCATCATCTGAAGATTACCGGCCATGCGATCAAACAGATCCCGCATCATGTGCCCGTATGCCTGATTACCCTGATCAACACCACCCATCTTCAGCACGTTCACAGCTTCAGGGTTATCAACTCGCGTCCACTCACCATCACTTGCACGCTCCAGACGCTGCGCATCCTCGTGATGTCCCATTTGATAAAAGGGAATATCCTTTTGTCTTTGTGCCTGTCGCTTCTGTTTCCTCAGCAAACCATTAATGATGTCATGCATACTCTTAAGGTTCATTGCCGGTGATACAGGCATGATGTGATCCGGCACATCAGTGGTAAGACTGAGAGTGTGGAACGGGCCATTCTCAGGCCCGTCCCACTCAACGACTCTCAGCGGAGGCGTGTTGCGCCCGACCGCATGTGTAACGATCAGCTTCTCGCGCGGTAACCAGACATCCATGAGGTCAATGGATTTCTCCATATCGTTATGAGAGCGGTCGCCCTTCATCATGTCACGGACTGCCTCTTCACCCTCCATATCCTCCCAGTTCGGAAACTTACTTGTGGGATCAAGCGTCTTAAGAATCGACTGGTCATAACCAGGATCTTCTAAAACCTTTTTCATTGGCAGGCGATACTTGTTCAGTGCCCAACGTATCTTTCGCCATTCGGTAGCTCGGGTGTCGTAGACAAAGTCATCGAGCGAGATGTTCTCTGCAAATGGCTTACCTGGATCAACCCATTCGTCTTCACCCTCAAGCTTCACCAGACCAGCGTCAGCTGAATAAACTTTGACAACGCCAATACAGAAAAAAGCCTCAAGCACTGCTTTACGCAAAATCGTCTCAAGGTGAATTTCATTAATCAGATTGTTTAGGCCAACCTGAAATTGATGTGAAAACCAGTTCAGCTCAGGATGCTTACTGGTAATCAGAACTCTGGGACGATTTGCTGCGAGAGCCATGGTGTACGTTTCAGCCGTCTGATACATCAGATTCATAACGACTTCAGGCACAGGATCTTTGTTTGCGTTGATCCCGTAATAGCTACCGGCGTAATCTTTTACAAACCGGTTACGTACTTCTCTAAATGGTTTTAACGCGCGTGTAGAATGGTCAATCGCCTTTAGCAGACGCGACCTGTCTAGTTCATTATTAGGATTCATCAGGCCCACTTGTCAGAGTAAAAGGCAGCTTTACGCTGTTTACGCTCCTTCAATCTCCAAGCAATACTGCCATGAGGTGCCTCCTCCTCACCGAACTCCCGATCAACCGGAAGCGGAGGTCTTTCCCTAACAGCATGCCAGCAAATTGCAGCAGCTATGACTCTATCCCCGTGCGCCTGTCCTTTAGATGAATCATCCTGTGTCTTCACGCTGCGTGAGTGTACGACCTTTCCGTCCTTGTAGACGTACTGACGACACTCATCGAGCAGCTTATCACTGCGAATGGTCATCTCTCCTGATTGTATAGCGTTAGATAAATTGGAAAGAACAGCAAGTTTGTTCTTCTCGTTGCTATACCACCCAGGATTTTTTGTCTTCTTTTTGTACGCCCGATTCTCAACATTACGGTAATAGATGTTGGGATAGGCACGATCCAGTACCTGTCGGGTAAATGCACCACCAGGTGCACCATTCATTTCCCAGATCAGATAGGCACTGCGATACCACCGGCACAAACTAATCACATAGTCTGCAAAGACTTCCGGCCTTAAACTGTTCGTTGCGTATTCCGCAACCTGCTCATTAGTAACGCGATCCATAACAACGGCAACAGAATTAGAGCTGTAGCTGCCAGCAAGTCCGGCAGCAATATCGCAACCGACAACATACTGGCCTGAAGCCAGTGGCTCATTATTGGCGTTTCGGTGGCACCAGAGTCGGAGTGGTCCGTCCTCGGTTTCGTTGAAGTCTGGGTCAAGTGTCTCTTCGTCATAATATAGAATCCCCCGACCATAAGGTCGCAATATGGACGAACGCGCTGCTTCGTAAAGATCCTTGCCGAAGATCTGGTATTCACTTCCTCCGTAATCACGGTCAAGCTCCTGAGCAATACTCTGTGGTGTTGCACCAGGCCGCATACATTCCTTGTCGTAGTACGGGCTTCGGGTTTTGCCATCCAGCACAAACGGATAGCCTTCTTCAAACGGATGATCCTTATCGATGACATTCAGATCACCCTCATCGCTGGTGTATAACCCAGGCCGTCTGTCAGGGTGATCCTTCCAATCAAGGATGATCTTCTCAATGTTGCTCGGCTGATGCATCACATCGTAGTAAGCACCACTGGCCCCCTTAGGTGTGGACACAAAGATACGGCAATCCGTTGCATGCTGAGCTGCTGCCAGACTCTTGTAATCATCACCCTTTGGGAATGCTGCAAACTCATCGATACCAATGGCCTTCTTACGACCACCACGGAATGCATCCTCTGTCGTACTGGCCCCTTCAAACGTACTGCCGTTATCTCTGTTCTCCATCAGCATTACGCTGCGATAGACATTCTTCGGACGCATCCACGGTGGCAATCCACCGACCCGACCATCACCGGTAAGTAAGAAGTCCAGCTTCCACATGAGCGTATCCTTCTTACCTGGCTTATCCACCAGATCAGCAGTTCGGCTCATAATGCCGAAACTGCTGAAGGGTTTGAACATCCAATGGTAAAAGAACAACGTGAGGAACATCCACGTTGCACCAAGGTCACGAGACTTCTCGATGCCAATATCCCTGCCACCAAGCACCTGATTCATCTGAACAAATGCGGTGTCCTGATAGTCATACGTAATAAACGGAATCACGTTACTGGTCGTACCAACCAGTCGTGATGATCGTGGTTCATATAGCCAGCAGAACGCATTGATAAAGAACAAAATGTCCTCGCTGCAAGCCGTATACAAGATACGTTGCTTATCAAGAGTGTCTGCCCATTTAAGCAGGTCACTGCGATACTCAAGGTTTTCCTTAAGCGTTTTGGGAACCTGCTGATACAGTTCGGTCAAAGCGTTCGACTACGTGGATCTTCCGGTGTATTGCGTTCGTAATACTCCATCTGAAGCTGCATTGCACGCTGCACATCAAGCATGATGCGTACCTGCTTGTACTGCTTGTAAACGGCTATGCCATTAAGCGACAGATTTATTACGAAGAAACCGATACCGGTAATCAAAAAAAGTTTTCGCAGCATTGTATGTCCTAATCTAAAGCACTGATCATCTGAGCTATCTGCTCAATACTGTGTTCAGTGGCTTTCATCCCTGTATCCTGCTCCTGCTGAGCATTGATCTTCATCTGTTCCCTGATAACCAACTCCATAAACTTCGTTGTGTTATCAACTGCCCAGACCAACATCGACCAACCCCCAGGCGAAGGTGCATCCTCAGGTGTTATCAGCCACTCCTCTACCTCGCCTTTGGCCTTATGCAAGTTGTGATAAGACCAGGCGATGTCCTCCGGCAGGCTGGACTCGCTGACATCAAATTCGCCAAGCACACGGCTTAGCTCTATTTGTTTCTCTTCGTCTGCATTCAGATCCATTTCGGACTGATGCAGTTCCCTCTTCTCTAAAAAGCTTTGCTTAAGCAAATACTCATCGTGAAGCTTTCGCTCCACGTCCGGCCCCTCGTAGCCCATACTTAAACAGGCATTAAACGATGCCGTATGATTACTCTGACCTTCCTCACGGTTGGCATCATAGTACTTACGGTACGCCTTATACTTCCCATCACGTCTGAGCCTGTCGATAAACAAAGCCCACCCAGGTCTGCGGCGTTTCTTTTTCTCTGTCATCTTGTGCGGAATGTTTTGTAAACCGGCACAGCAGAAGCATGGGTGATTGCCAGTCCAACCACGTCTGCATCCATTTCGGTTGACGTTAAATTAATACTCCACTGCCCGTTACCCTCGTGCGTTGCTGATCCACTGAGCGTTCCCTGAGTTCCACCATCCTTGGTAATCTTCAAAGTAACGGTGCCGCTCGTAATGGCGGCACCGTTTGATACTGCAACTAATGCAAACGTATATCCGGTGACTGCCAACGCTTTGGGAAATAACTCATCGTCGTTGATATCCCCCACCAAATGATTCGCTTCGACGTAAATCGGAACATACGAGATCGCCGTACCCATTCCACGGGCAACGATAAACTCAATCGTATCGGTCCCAATAAATCCA